TTGACCGAAAGAACTAAAATAACTTGAGTTCATATCGTACATATTATATCACCTTACATTAAATCATAGATGGTTGCTTCTTTAGAAAGTTGCTCACCTAAGATTTTAGTGTTATCTCCTTTTAATGATTTCTTTATTGGTTGTTCTTCTAATTTTATAATTTTGTCGTTTAAAGCTTTTAATTCAGCATGGAGTGCTTCTTTAGATTCTTCCAAATCTTTCTTGAACTCTGCCTTTAAGCTTGCCACAATAGATTTAAAATCTACTACTGGTTCAGCTTTCTTTTCAGGTTCTTCACTTGCTTCAACTACAGGTTCTTCAGCGGGTTTAACCACTTCTTTAACTGGAGCATCATTAACGATTGCTTCTTCTTTAGCTTCAACAACGATTTCTTTTTCTTGTTCTGTCACGTTGTTCACCTCGGTATTATGATTAACATCATAAGTATTAAAACTATCTAATAATCCATTAACTGCGCTCTTCATCACTGGGGTGAAGGTTGCGTTTGGGTTCATTGGCGCACCTGTTAATGTAATGTTTACTAGATTTAATTTATTAACAAAGCTCTTATAGACCCCGTTAATATTCTTTTTTATTGCTTCTATTGGATAAAATGCTACACTGAAACTATGCAGAAATTTGTTTTTAACTGATGCCCATAAATTCTTAAATCGTGGTGCATCAATATTAAATTCCACTGTTCCGTAAACACCTTTCTTACCGTACTTACCGTCAACGTCTAACTCCGCGTCTACTACTTTTGCAATAGGCATGTTAGAAGATGGCTTTGGTAACGGCTCTCCTTTAGAATCATAAAATATTTCATGTTCAGTATCAAAAGTTATAATCCTACCCTTAACTTGTTTGAGTATATCTTTTTGTCCTTCCATGGTTATAGTCTCTGTGGATAAGTCCTCGTCAATTGTTGAGAAATAACCCTTAACTAAGTATTTTTTTATACCTTTAGTTATGACTTCAATTGCCTCAAAGCCCACACTATAATTGTATGATTTGTCGTTCATATTATCACTCTATATATATATATTACTCTTTTTTTCTTTATATAACTGTGTTAAACCTTAGCCTTTTTTGGTCTATAAATTATACTACACCTACAGTTTGGGTGCTGTGGTGAGCTAATTCCTGACCAACCTGAGCCGTCATCACGGAACTGTTTATCAATTCCAATCGCGTGTTCTCTATCGTATTTATGACCGAGTCTACGGCAAGCATCACTAGTTCTATTATCGTTAACAGGTAACCAGTATTTCACTAAATCAATCCCTGCATTCTGCGCTGCCACCTGTTGACCTTGAGAGTAAGCCCTAACTGTCTCAGTCCGTGCAATAGTCTTAGCACGTTCTTTTGTTACATTAAAAATATCCTTTATTTTACTAATAGTTTCTTTTTTATTATCGCCGTCTAGCATACCACGCTTTAGTGTATCCCTTAACTTATTAGCTAAATCATCATTCATACCTTTAATTAAATCGAAGTTGTACTCGTCCAAGAAATTAAGCACTTCAGGACTGATATTTATAATATTCCTGTCAGCTAGTTTTTCAATGTACTCAACCCCAAGCTCGAAGTTAACCTTCAGCTCGTTTTTAACTACACCGATTAATGCAGCAGGGAGTCCCATTGTCTTAATTAATCTTTCAATGTCTTCTGGATTAACCATATTTAATCAAATGAATTTATTATTGTTTTCTCTAAGCTATCGTACATCTTCTGTAATGCTTTCTCTGAGTCGGTTAGTTTCTTAACCGGCAGGGCTTTCTTATCCACAACCTTTTTAGGATTAGCAGAAGCTGACTTATCATCTTCGTCTTTACTGTCCTTGTTGTTCTGCATATCTGTCTTGTTAGCGTCAGTATTCATTTTGTTGGCGTCACCAAATTGATTGGAATCTTCATCTTCATTACCAAATCCACCACCGAAAGCAGCTGAATTAAGAGTATCAAACTTCTCATCATCAAGTGGTTCTTGATTATCCTTTTTCCTAATCTCATTAACAGACCATGTACTTAATAACTTCTCGTTAAGCTCAGCCTTTCTAAACTCTTCTTCAATATCATAACTATTGAATTTAAACTCAAGCGATTTACTCGGGTCTAATTCCCACATAACTCGTGTGTTAAAGTTATATTCAATTAAATTAAGCAACGGCTTCAATGCCTTACGCTTGAAAATCCGTGATTGCTCGTTAGCTGTGCTTCTGTTTGAGTCTGAAGTTTCACCCATTTCATCAGGAGTAACCCCGTAAACCTTATACACTAATTGCTGGTACCATTTCTGTTGCTCAAGCATTTGCATTTCTTTCGCGTTAATAGTAAATGGTGTGTACTTGGCATCAGTAGATGTGATTGGTATATTAAAGAATTTCTTTCTGTTATTTCCAAACTCATCAGTTTGCATTATAAGTTGATTAAAGTATTCTCGTGTGGATTTAATCTGTTCTTTATTAGCATTGATTATTGATAACATCCCAGTAGGTAAATTATTACCCACATAGCTATCTAAATTAACCTGTGTTGCGTACATCAGTGTTAAAATGACATTGTAAAGTATCATAATTGGAGAGCTACCGTATATACTATCACTCTGTGTGTTAGATGATATATATATTAACTCCTTCTTTCCAAAAGGTACTGGCCAAATTCCGCCTGTCCAGTTGTACTGGAAGTATGCCGCCTGTTCTTTTAGTACGCTTGAGTAATACCACTTGATTTGGTCTTGTGTTAGACCCTCGTCTGTTATAACTGGAACATAGTCTACTCTATTACCCATATAACCGTGTTCGTCTGGGTTCTTTAGGATGGTAGCACCGTCAACTGTGAACAGCTGGGTTAATTCCCCACCTCTGTTATAGACCTTTTCAAGCACACCAGCATCAAGCTCAAGTATGTCACGACCAAGTCCTCTTAGTAATTCCCTGAAGGACTCGTTGTTGTCATTAGGGTTGTAGAAGAAGGCCTTGATTTCCTTTTTCTTTTCCTTTAGTGATTCTTCATCATTACCTTCAGTGGCAACAATATCCCATTCCAACGCACAAAGCTCGTCAAGAACGGTTTTTATAACTGAGAACACAAACGGTGTTTTAGCGAGCTTACGTACATTCACAAGATCAATATCCCGTCTTGGATATCCAAAAGGCGGACGATAGATAAAGTAAGGTATAAAACGCTTTACATAGCCTCTTTCACCCGTAGCCATGTCTGCTGATTGCTCAGGTGACTCTGACACATCAATCTTCTCCTGTCCAGATACTATTGTAGCGTCTGCTTTCTTGCTCAAATTAAATAAATCTCGTATTCCCATATTGTATCACTTATTTTGTATAACTATTTTTTCACGTTCAAAGATAGTATTTTTAATACATCTCTTACTTTAGCTAAAAACTTATCATCCTTTTTTGATGGTGTTAGTTTCACAATAATACTTGTTAATGTAATTATAGCTCCACCTATTGTAATTATTAAACTTGCAATTCCTGCTGCATCCATATATTCATACTCCTTTTATATTTAATTATTATAGTACAATTATTAATGTAGTTGTTATCACTGTGAAAATGAAAGCGTAGCAACCGTAAATTAAAACCTTCTGTGCTAGAATTTGCTTAGTGTGTTGTTTAACCGTGCCGTTGGTTATAATTGTTTGGTCATGTATTTTATTTAGCTTATCCATAATATCTTTATTTGTATAATTTATTGTAAATTCATTTTTCATTCTCACGCCTTCTTTGTATTTCGTTTTAATTACTGCTAAAATCATAATCCTCTGGGTCACAGTCGTCATAATCAAACTTGTCCTGTGTAGAAGGCTCGTAGTCGTCAAGCTCTTCCTTATCCTCATCAACCCAGTCGGTTGTATTAATCATTGAGTAACTCCGCTAGTAATTTTTATATTAGTCAACTTATCCGCAGCATCTAAATCCGCTACGAAATATTCGCTTGTAGTATATGTTGAATCTCCCACAGGGTTTGTTCCACTTCCAGATGTTGTGTCAACTAGAGTGTAAATATCTCCAAATGAACCACCCTTGATGAAAACAGCAAATGTGTCTGCATCGTAGATTCTTCTGATTGTTAGTCCTGAGACTTTGTAGTCTGTGGTATCTCCTGTTGCATTATAGAAAGAAATAACCCCTGTATCAATACTTGTTGCAGTAAAAACTATTGAATTTCTGCCTTCAGAAGCAGTTGTTATATTAGAAATTACCGAACCAGTCATACTTGCTCTTAATGTGTTTGAAGGAAGTGTACCACTATTTAATTTTAAATCATATTCTACTAAATATTTTTTTGTGTCTACAATAGATAATTCATCAACTGTACCAGCATATTGATTTCCTGCTCCTGTGGTAGTTTTTATTGCTGAATATCCATACCTTCCATTTGAAGTAAAAGTATCATAAGGAGCAACAGTAGACACAATATCACTCACCTGCAAAGTCTCAATGTCTTTAAACACTCCTTCGCTTTTTAGTCTTGCTACCTTTAGTCTGTACCAAGTGTTGATGTCTATGTAGGAAGCTGTTGTTGACATCAAACTATTTGGTGAGCCATCAGACATTAAAAAATTAATTTCCTCCCCTGTTCCTAAAGTTAAAATATATCCATTAAAAATATATCTTGGTGAAATTACATTAGACATTATACTAACGCTATTAACATTCCCATCAGCACCCTTATATACATCAAACTCCCACTCACCATAAGCAGTTTTAGAAGGTGTTGCTATCACACCGTCCGCAACGCACTCCATGTACTTGTCGCCTGTATTAGCTTCAATCTTAGCATCTGCTGTTGTTCTTTCTTTAATCTTATATGTCATATTATCACTCTATCCACCCTTGTGGTGTCTTTACGATGCCGTCGGCGCCGCTGTCTTTGAAGCTGTCGCGAAGTACGGGCTTGATGAAACTATTTGAGTAGTCTTTGGCTTGTTGTGGGGTGAAGGCGTAGTTGTAGATTTTGAGGTCGGCGATTTCACCATCAAAAAACAAACCACTACCATTTCTAGAACCAATATACATACGTAATGCATTGGTTTCAAGACCAGAACCATCTCCTGCTGCGAGAGTAATTATTTCTTGTAATACTCCGTTTAAATATATTTTACTTTTGTTTGTAGCTTTATCATAAGTCCAAAGTATATTATTATATTGGTTAATAGATATAGTACTAACTAGATGTAACCCTGACAAATAAATTCCATTTATCCTTGCGTCAACTTTTATTTGTCCATTATTAATCATAAGTTCCCATCCATAACTATAACTTTTTTCAATAATTACTCTTTCTCCTGAAATATTGTTAATATTAATTTTACTTACAATAGTAATACTAGACATATTTAAATTATCTGCGTTTGCTATTGTTACATAATCATCAACTCCATCAAAAGCCATCCCATCTTTAGTACTCAAAGCACCTGAGATAGTTCCATCATTACCCTCACCGCTGATGTCCACCAGTGTTGAGCCACTTGGCTTGAAATTATATGCGGCAACGAGACCGGTTGATGCTTTAATGCTATCATTTGTAAAATATCTATAATCTGTCATTAATAACCACCTGTTACTGTTACACTTATACCTTTAACTCGTAAAGCGTCAATTGCGGTTTCGCCTGAGGCACCCGGTGCGGTATTGTTCCCACTTAGGTCTATTGTGCCGCTACTCATACCACTTGCATCTAAGTCAATTAATAAGTTATTAACTTCGGTTGAGCTTAAACCATACCCTGCTGCTGGTAAATTTAAAAAATAAATTATCCCACTATCAAAAGTGTGTCCTGATGTGTAAGTGTCTACTTGATTTGAACCTTGATTACGATAATAAGTCAATCCAGTCGGCAAACTCGCAAGGTCACCAGAAGTGGTGTTTGAACCACAATT